CTACTATGTTTGTTAAGTTCTTTTTAATATCTTTAACCATTTTTCAATTGCTCCAGTTCTATTAAAAGTTTTTGTTTTTTTAATTTTATGTTGTGTAAAAGTTCCTGTTTCTTAAATACAGGATCATTAACTTTATATTTATTTAAAGTTACTTCTGTGTAGAGAAGTCTTGGATCAGACATATTAAGTTGATTTAAGTATATGTCTTTGCTTTTATAAAAAGGAATTGTAGCATAACCAGTTAAACTAGCCTGGTCATTAGTCATTATTTCCAATTTAATTATATTCTTAACTTGTAAATTCTTGTCTATATCTTTAATGGCTTCATCAACTTTAGCCATTACTTTATCTACATTGATATTTTTTTTCTGTCGTATATTTTTTTGCTTGGTATTATTTGTTGTTGATACGACTTCTGTTGTAGATTCTTCGCTATTAGATTCTTCTTCTTCTTCTGTTTTAACTTCTGATTTTTTCTCAGCTTGTTCTTTTTCTGGTACATTAGTTTCTTCTACTGTTTCTTTATTTTCTTCTTCAACAGCAGATTCTTCTATTACTTCTTTTTCTTCTTTAACAGTTTCCTCTTTCTCAGAAACCATTGATACTGTTTCTTCATAAATTTCTTCTATAATTTCTTCAGCTTTTTCTTCTACTGTTTCAACCATTTTTTCTTTTGGTAAAGATGCCATCATGGTTGTTGGTGGCTCAATCTTTTCTTCTATTTCTTCTATAATTTCTTCAACAATTTCCTTTGCCATAACCTCAACAGTAGTAGGTAATGCTTCCATTTCTACTACTTCAATTATTTCTTCAGCAAATTTAATTTCTTCTTTTAAATATAATTCTTCTATTTCGTTAAATACTTCTGTAGTTAATTCTTCTAATACTTCTTCAATATTAGTTAATGCTGTAGATGCTTGTTCTGTTAAAACAGTATCATCGTAAGTCATAGTAACTGATATATTATCTAAGTTAGCTCCACCTAAAGTAGCTGGTGCATTAGCATCAGTTCCAGAAATATGAATGTTGCCTATGTTAGAATTAATTCCTGAATAAATTAATGTGTCTGTAAAATTAGCTCCATTAATACCGGTAACATCAGTTCTAATAGTTGTATTGGTTGCTAATAAATTTCCATTACTATCTTTAATATTTAAAGTAATAGTAAATGAATCTGCTGCTCCACTACCACCCCAACAACCTGAAACACCACATTCACCATTTTGTACTTCAACTGTTGAATTTAAAGTTATGCCATTGTCTAGCATAGTCTGTAAAATGGTATCTGAAGTTAAATTAAAATCTTGTGTAATAGATCCGCTATTACCGAACTCTAAATCATAATTGCTGGTTACATTATTTAATTCACAACAATCATTTAGAACATCAACATTCCCTGTAGTTGTCCAACCATTAGCATTACCAGTTTCAAAGTTACCATTAGTTATTAAATTACCTGTCGTCTTTTCTGTTGCTGAAATTGTATGGGTTAATGTCATCAGCAAAAGTATTAATACGATAAACCGCATAAGCCATAATTCCTATAAATATTATTAACCAGATCATTTAGCTGGTTTCCAATCTATGTTCTTTTTCTTTTTAGCTTGTTCTTTAGCTTTTTCTTTTTCAATTCTTTCAAACTCTTTTGTCATTTGAATTTGCTCTAATTGGTCAGCTTTTTTTCTTTCATCCATTCGCTTGACATAAGTTTTGTAATCAGGTCTTTCATGGTCATACTTTTTCCATAAAACCAAAGCATCGTTACCAATCTTGCCATCTATAGGACAAGGAGTTCCAGCATTAATCATAGCTTCAAAAACTCTTTCGTCTTGGCAAAGAAGTGCAATACTTGCAACTTTCATACCAAAGTCATTTAAGACTTTAGCAAGTTTAATTCTTTCACAATTTAAATCCCTAAAGGTCTTGCCACCTGAAATACCTAAACCAAATGTTTGTACCCCTGCCGAAGCTCCTGTTGCACAGACATCTTGCGATTGTGCAGAAAAGGATGGTGCGTTAGCAGTTGGAGGTGATGATTTAATATCTGAATTAGTTGTGTTGTTAGTTGTAGAATTACTTGATGATCCAGAAGCATACTCATTAGTCGTTGTAGATGTGTACCCACCTTCTATGGCAGTATTTGAGCCAGAGGTATTAGTCTGAGTAGAACCTGCATAAGCAAATGTAGCCGATATTAAGGTTATCCAAAGAACTCCTAAAAAGATGTATGCTGTTATTTTCATTAATATTATTTCTATTCATTATCCACCATCATCAATTCTATCTTTAGTTCCTTTTGTTTTTTAGTAGGACATCTATAAATTTTTAAAGACCTTTTGTTCCAGGTTTTCTTTTTATAAGTTTTCCTGTAAGTATTGGACTTAACATCTATCAGTCTAATTTCTCCATTTTCACCTACTGCAACTAAGTCAAATGGACATTGAGGATTACAAGCTAAAGCTACATGATAGCCTTGCTTTGTAAGATCAACTATTGCTTGGTATTCGCCAATAGTTCCTTTTTGTGCCTTTGTTAATTTAGTAGGTTGAACAGGAAGTTTAACAGACTTGATAGACTTATTGTTACCAATAGCCATAATAATTTATAAACATTATCAACTTTTTTTTCTAAGTGAGCTAGATGGTTGTGTGTTATTGTGTCTATTTTTTGATTTATTAATTTTACTTCACCTTGTAATTTTATAATGTCTAATGAATTTTTTTGAGATTGAGTAGGCATTATTCCATTTCTCCAGCACCTACTGTTACTGCTCTTAATAAAGAAATTGCTTTATTATAATCTTTCCAATCTTCTGTTAAATCTACAAAAGCTTGAATACCTTTATCACTTGTTAATGCTTTAGCTATAGTTTCTGCATTTTTAGAAAATGTTCTACTATTATACCAATTTAAAAAACCATCTTTTATTGGAAATCCTTTTAGGAAAAAATCTAGTTTATTTTTACTTGCTTCTTCTTTAAATAATAAATTAGCTGCTGTAGTAGAACCTACTTTACCGCTTTGTCCTGTTGCTTTTAAAATATTTGCAAAAGAATTTACTGATTTTTCAACATCACTTTTTTTAATATTTTTATTTTTTGTCTTAGCTAACTGATACATTATTTCTACAAAATTAGCTTTTTGTTTTGGATGTTTCATTATAGCATCATGGAACAATACACCGCCACTTAAACCATTATCTAAATGTTTTGCCTGTGAATTTAAAAATGCTCTATTAAAATATTGACTTGCAATATCTTCCCATAAACCAGGTACACCACTTTTATTTATTGCTTTAGCAAAAGCGGCTATGTCTGATGGTGATGCTTTTGTATCTAAAAATTTCCACATTTTTCCAGCAGTTTCTGGACTTAATTCATTTTTAACTTTGCTTAAAGAACTAACTATTTCAGTAGCAGAACCTTTTGTTATTGGTTTTACATAAGCATCATTATATGCAATCCAAGCTTTTTGTGCTTTTTTATAAGCTGGATTATCTTTAGCCATTAAAGTATCTAATTCTTTATACATAGATTTTAATACTTTAAGTTGACTTCTTGTTTCTACTGTTTGATTAGGATTTTTTAACACAGAATAATATAGATCCCTAATTTCTCTATACACACCATGCATAGCTAAACCATTACCTTTTGTATTGTTTAAATTTTTTGCAAATTTTAATATTGTTTTTTGACCAGTACCACCATCTAATTCTTTTGCTAAATTTTTATATCTTACAACTAAATCATCAACTTTTTGTGAGTCATAAAAAAACTTTTCAAGTTTATTTCCACCTGCTCTTTGCCAAGCTAAACTTCTTTGTGTTGATAAAGCTAAAGCAGCTTTCTTTAATTGTTTTGTATATTCTACATCCGAAACAAATCGTCTATTACCAATTACAATTCCATTTTGAATGCCCCATTTTTCAATAAAATTTTTAACCATATCAGGTCTATTTTCCCAATGCTTATTCATTACTTTAGCACCAGCAATAGTGGATGTTACTTGCCCCTCAGCAGATTTTACAAGCCAATTACCTGTAGATTCTCCACCTGTTAGTTTAAAATCTTTATCAATTTTTTTAGCATCTTTTTCTAATTTTTTAGCTTTTTCAATAACACTTTTTGATGGTAAATATTCTTTTGAAAGAATTGCAAGATTACCTTTTTTTAAAGCATATAAATCTGCTGCAACATTTACACCTAATCCAACACCAACTCCAGCACCCTCACTACCAGTTACATCTGCTGTTCCCTCACTAACTACTCCACTACCAAATCCTGTAGCAGTAAAAAGTTTTTTTGCTTTTGCAGTTTTGCCAAAAATTGATCCAGGTGCTGCCCATTCTGCTCCTGTTTTTATGTATCTGCCATAATCAGTTTTTGGTTGATAAGTAAATAAATTATCTCTTAACCATTCACCTGGCATAAATTTATCAGCATTTTCTAAAGCTATTTCTACATCAGATTTAATTTCTTGGTATTCATCAGTATTAAAACCTGCCGCAGTTATAACTTTTTCTGCAACATATTCAGAACCAGATGATAAAGCCTTAGATATTACAAAAGGTAAATCAATAACATAAGTAAGACCATGAGCTACACCAGTTGCACCTGATGCTGCAAGATCAACAGCAGTATCCATTTTTCCTAATTCAGGATTTTCTGCTGCTTCTTCCTTTTTTTTATTTTCTAATATTTTATTATTTTCTATTTTTTTTATTTCATCTTCTACATTTATAGAATTAATAAAATTATCTATTATATTAGACATTATAATTTCCCTTCTTTAGCATTTAAATAAACTTCTAATATTTCTTCCCAATTTGTTCCTTTAAATTCTTTATCTAATAATCCATAAATTGTTTTTTTATCATAACCATTATCTATTACATAAGCTTTAATTCTTTCTTCTAAATATTCACCATTTGGTCTTGCTTTACCTTTTATAAAATTTAAATAATCTTTAGAAAACTCACCTTTTTCATTATAAACTTTTCCACCAGTTGCTTTAAATTGTTCTGCATTTGCAATTAACATTTTTTGTATTCGCATTTGATTTTTTAATTTTGCTCTATAAGTATTTGGTGTGTCTAATTCACTTGGAATAGATTCTTGTAACCAACCTATTTCTTTTTCACCAGCAGCAACACCAGTAATTTCTTTTCTGTAATTGTTAAAATATTGCAAGTTTGTTTGTTGCCAAGCAGAATAAGCATTAACATATTGTCTTTCATCGTTAGTTAAAGTTTTTCCAGTAAATGAAGCAAATCTATCTTTTTCAAGCAATAGTTGATATTTCCATTTTCCTTTTTGAGTTAAAAATTCATCTTGAAATATAAGTTCTTGTGTTTCAAGATTATCTAATAATGCCTGACCGCTAATAATAGTTTTTTCTGTATCACCTTGTGATTTTTTTGTTAATCCAGCTTCACTACCTTTAGTAGTTACAGAAGATTCAACCCAACCATCATTAATAAAATTGTTAAATTCTAATTGCCCAGTTTTATCAGTTACATCTACAGTTTTATAAACACCATCTTTTACTATAGTTTTAGTTTTAAAAGCTTTGTCTTTTGCAAAAACATTTTTTTCTAACCATAATTTAGGAAATGCTTTAAATAATTTTTTTTGATCTTCTGGTACTTGATCTGCGTATTCTTTAATTAATTTTCTTTTTTCTTCTTCTTCTTCCATAGCAGAAAACATAGATGCTGTTTTCATTCCTTGCATCATCATTGGTAAAGCTGTGTCTGGTGCTTTACCTGAAAGTCCAGCAGTTAATAAACCTATTCCACCTAAAACTTCTGGTGAGTATAATAAACCTTTGTAGTCAAATGATCTTGCCATTAAATTAATCCTTGTTCGTTAAGATATTGATAAAATATATTTCCACTATTCATAGCTCTTGGGTAAGTAGATGCAAAAGTATTCCCATATCCATATTGTTGTGTGTTTGGTGTCATATCTAAAATACTAGCCATGTTAGTCTTAGCTGTATTATACTTTGTCATAAAGTCGTTTGAGATGCCTAAATTAGTATTATTTAAGTTTGCAAAGTATTTATTAACCATAGATGATTGTGGTGTTGTACCTCCAACTTCATAAGATAGTTGTGGTATTACTTGATTTATAGCTTGTCTTTCTTGATTTGTAAGATTTTCAATATTACTTGTATCACCATCTCTATATAATTCTTGAAAAGCTTCTGATCTATGACCACTATCATAAAATTTTTGATCTATTTCTGCTTGTTGTTCTAAATCTAAATCTTTGTAATTTAATCCAAACTCACCTTGTGCATATTCATTAGGAGAACTATAAACAAAATCACCTTCACCAATTCCATCTTCGCCAGTAATACCCTCATATTGATTTTCTTTTTTACCTAATAAACCACTAATACCTCTTATAGCCATTCCAATAATGCCACCACCTTTAATGTAGTCTATAATTGTATCAGCTAAAGTTTTTTTATTTGTTGCATTTACATTAAAGCTAGTGTCTGTATATGCTTCATCTATATCTTCGCTTATTGGATTATTACCAACATCTGTAACTGTTGGTGGTAATGCTGGAGTTGCAGTTCCATGAAATTGAGAACCACCTCCTGTACTTGATCCTCCTACTTCTCTATCTCTGTCTGATTGTGGATCAGGTCTATTTTGACCTGGATCTTCTGAACCCCATCCATCAAAACTTAAAAGTCCAGACGCACCTATATTGGGTTTGTTATTTTTTAAAGAACCATGCAAGTTAGCATCAAGTAATAAACCTTTTTCAGCTTCTGTAATGTAAGCTAATTCTGTCGGTGGACTATTTTCACTAGATTGCCAAAACTTAGGTGCAGTAACTTCTTGTGTTTCACCTAAATAATTTCGTACTCCACCTTGCATTACAAAGTCATTAATTAACATTTATTCCCTTATAAAATTATTGCGATAACAAAAAGAATGAACATACCTATAAAAACTTTCATAGGCTTTTCTTTTACTTTTGTTTCTATATCAAAATATATTTTTTTTATTTTATCCATTATAATAGACCTCCTAATAATCCACCTATTCCACCATAAATAGCACCTGGTACACCAAACTTAGATCCTATTAAAGCACCACCTAAAGCAGTAGTAATAGGATTAGCAGATGTTTGAGCTTGACCAGATTGAACAGGAAATCCTGCTGCAATTGGTGAAACTACTCCACTATATTGTTGTAAGGCTTGGAATGGAGCTAGGTTTTGTTGTCTTTGAATATTTTCTAATTGTTGTCCTGTTTGAACTAAAGTTGGTGCAGCACCAGCTATAGCTAACTGTCTTTGTCTTTCAGTATTGTATTGGTCAAAAGCATAAGGTAAAGCTTGTTCTGTAATACCAGCTAATATCTGTTGTTGATTCATTGGTGAGCCAGGTGTTCTGCCAGCTCCGCTAAACTCTTGATTGACTGCTGTCGCTATCTCATTAGCAGAACCTTGTAACATGGGTTGTAAAAAAGGATTTAAATACTTACCACTTAAAGTGTCTGCCAATTGTTGATTAGCAGCTCCTGCCATAGTTTCTTGTGCAGCTAATCCAGAAATTGTTTGTTGTGATGGTGCAACATATCCTGCTGCTCCTACACCTTGATTATATAAATTACCTGCTTCAGATATAATCTGATTTAAAGCTGGTTGTGCTGGTGCATAAGGTTGTGCAGTTGTTGTCTGTACTTGACCACCACCAGATGAACCTCCTCCTAAAAATGACATTTTATTTTTTCTCCTTTTTTATTATTGGTTTATCAAGAACTACATGAGTTCTTACATAATTATAGTTTTGAAGTATTTTCTGCCAACCAGGTCTTGCAATTAATTCCATATTATTACATTCCTGTTGTTCAGCAAAATCCTCAATGACTTTAATTAAATGTTGCCATTGTTGTCTGTTTTTACCTGTCATAATATAAATATGACAAGATTTTTTTAATTTTCTTTGTATAATTTCAGTAACAACTACTCCATTGTATTGTTCTTGAACTGTTTTTTTATCTTCATCCCAAACAATCCAAAGCTGAAAATTATTAGCTTGTAGTGTTTTATAAACAAAATCTAAATCTACTTGGTTACCTGAGTAATTTAATGCTTCTTGTATATTTTGTTTAACTATAGACCAAACTTCATCTACCTTATTAACTGGTATTTTTAATAGTTGCATTAAGTAATAACTAAATAACTAATTCCAAAGTGAACTGAATCTGAAGAACTTACTGTAGCTTTTATTGCATCAGATGGCTCTAATACTAATGGTGATCCAGTAAATACTTCTCCTGATGTGTTAGCTGCAAGTGTGTGTGTTTTTAATATTGTGTATTCTGCACTAGCTGAACTATCTGCCACATCCAAAGATAAGGTTGGAGTGTTGCTTGTATTATTAGTAACTAAAATAGATTTAATAATAATTGTTTCTGTTGATGCAGCAGTTAATAATGCTGTTTCACTTCCAGTTGCTAATGCTACACCTTTAAACTTATAACTATTTGCCATCTTTCTTTTCTTCTTTAGGTAAATAACCTGCAATATGTTGTAACTTACCAAAATTAGAACTTTTAACTTCTAGCCACTTATCTATATCTTTGTTAATATCTGTATGTTCTGGTATAATCGTTGGGTTATTTAATAATGTTTTTATATTTTCGTCAGCTTCTATTACTTTAGATTCATAACTTTTAACTAAAGATTTTATTCTATTAATCATTTATTTTATATTTAACTTAATGTTAGATTTGTATTTCTTCCAATTTCTAAATATTTAGAACCATTGAATCTAAATGAAAATAAATCTCCCTTATTTGCTGTAGTTGTTAATGTAGGAGCTTCATCATCTTTAAATTCATATATAGCATTCCAGGTTAATGTTCTTGAGCCTGTGCCATCCTGAATTATAAGTAATGAAACAAATTGTCCTGTAGTTCCATTAGATGCTGCTGCTAAAGTTCTGTTTCCTGCAAGTGTAACTTTTGCTACATCTGAAGTTGAAGCATCCCAATTTATTGTTGATCCATCTGTAAGTGTAGCTTCAGCATAACCTATCTTTGCAGTAGTTATTTGATTGTCTGCAACATGAGCTGTGTCAATGCTTCCATCTGTATAATGTTCGCTGTTAATTGCATCATCAGCTATTTTAGCATTTGTAATTGCATCAGCTTGTATATCTGAAGTTGCAATAGAAGTAGATGAAGGTATAGAATTAATAAATGCCATAATTATCTTGCTGCGTAGCTTCTAGGTAATTTATTACCTAGCATTACAAGGTACACCATTAGAATTTACAAATGGTGCTTCTGCAAAAGCCATGTAGATATATGGATCATCACCACCGCCTATTGCTGAATTAGATGATCTTATTTTAAATCCATTTGATACAAAATCTAAAATATGTGTGCTTGAACCTGTTTGTTCAGCATCATTTGTATTTGCTCTTAATCTATCATCAATTACATTAAATGTATTTCTTTTGTTATCAAAAATCATCCAATTATATGATGATGCTGTAGTTCGTTTTATCATAACCCAAGCTGGTCTAAATCCTGTGTAAACAAATGTTGAATCAGCATTTCCATTTCCTGTGTATTTTCCAAACTTGCTGTAACCTTGAACTTCATTCCAATGATAACTAATAAAATCATCACCAGATCTATTTGAGCCTGAATGATCTCCAGCAGTAAAAACTGCCGAAGTAGGTTCTGTATCGTTCCATATATCAGCATTGTCTGTTGTTGCGTTAGTAGTATCAAGTCTAAGATAGTCTGTTTCAGGAGCAGATGTATTTTTATGATGATAAACTGCCCAGCTATTTCCACCAGCTTCTTCTATATTTTTTACTAACATTACTGCAGGCTTTACACTTAAACCATGTTTAACTTCAATATCAGTAGAAGAACCAGCACCCACATATTTAGAAATTGAAAATCCAGCAATAGATGACGCACTTCCATTGCTATCAGTATTTCCAACGCTTGTTGCACTTGCGTCATTGGTAAATGATGTTCCAGCTTTCCAGCACCAAGCTACATAACCGTCTCCACTTTCGTTTGTATTTCTATAAGGATTTGAACCACTACCAGCATCTGTTGTAAATCCATCTGAATCAAAACTTGTTAATCCGCCTGAACTAGGATTTGTTTGTTCTGCATCTGAACTTGATGAAACAAGCATTTTTGATGATCCTCTTACAGAATCAAATAAAGCATGAGCAAAAGTAGCTTCTCTGTTTTTTATCCATAAAAAATCTGGTTGCATATTTTCATCACCATCTAAAGTTACTGCTCTGTTGTCACTTCCATTTCCAGTATATAGCTGGCACTGAAAATATAATTCTGGATTGTCTATTGTTGTATAAACTGCCATTTAACCTCCAAACTCCGCTAGGTTTTTAGTACATAATGCGTAAAAATCTTTTGAAGAACCATCAAATGTTCCAGAACTTGGATCGTACTCAAACGAACCATATCCATTTTTATCACTTTGTGCTGATGATATTGAAAATATTGGAGAGCCAAAATTAAATTGCCAAGTGCAACCATTAGAGTTGTCCCATTGCATACCAGAAAAAAAATAAAATCCTAATTCTGTTGATGCTGGATCAGTAATTGAAATTCCTGTACCACTATTCATAATTGTACCATTTTTGGCAAAGTATAATTTATTTGAAGTAAGATCTAAATAAATTCCTATAATGTCATTGGTTGTGTAGCTTACTCCATAAGCATTAGCAGAACCACTATTAGTGTACCAAGCACCTGAACTTGAATACAGTCCATAAGAAGTTGCTCCTTTACCTAACCAATAATCTGTTGCAGTAGATTGATTAGATGATACCCCAATAAAAGTTTGATCTGAGCCTTGTGCGGTTAATTTAGCTTCCGCATACCAACGACCACTTGAAACTCCTATTGTTGTATGAGATGAAAAACTATCTCCAGATGGGTCAGCTTGTTGTAGATTACCCTCTGAAAAGGTTTTTGCACCATAATAATTATCTAGTGGATTCATTGTTGCAAAATTATTAGTTGGCGAATCACTTGCCTGGTCTGTTGCGGCTAGATTAGATTCTGTTAAATCTGTTCCGCCATTGGCATCGTTGCCTAAATTAGCACTATCTTCAAAATCTAAATAAAATCCATTATTACCAAATGTGAGTCCACTGACATCTTTCGGTTTAAAAATTTTTGGGCTATCTTCATCAAATTCACCGAATGAAGTAGGCGTTAATTGTTGTCCATCTATAAAAACTACTTCAGCTAAATAACCATTATAAAAATTTCCATAAGAGCCACCACCTCCAAGTTTTGCACCAACTACAAATTCTTCTCCACTAATTCCATATCTTATTACAGTATCTTGTGATGGTTGAGTTTCAGTTGCAAAATCGGTAACTTGCGTTCCATTTATATAAATCTTAACTCTATTACTAGCAGTTCCTTGTGTAGTATCTATTGCTAAACATAAGTGCATCCAGGCACTTGGATCTCTGTATCTAGCAGTAGTTTTAAATCTATAACTATATGAGCCACTATCTTCTTGAACTATATGTAATTCTCCTTCAGCACTATCATCAAATCCAATAGAGCATCTGTCATTACCATCTTGTGCAGTTCCAAGAAAATGTTGTTCTACTCCTATTGAGCCTCTTTTTATCCAACAACTTATTGTGCCTATTTTAGTTGAAGTTGGAGTTCCTAAAGTTTTAACCATTTTTGGACTATCAGCAGAATTAAACCTACATGAGTTGGCTACTTCGTAACCACCAGTTGATAAAGTATTAGCTGGTAAAATAATCATTAACTCTCCAATGTTGGAAGTTCACCTAATGGTCTGGATGTAACTCCAGCATCATTAGTTGTGTAAGTGTATAAAGTTTCAAGAGCTGGTGTATTTGCTGCGTTTGTAATTGCTGTTTCCATTTCAGCAGCTTTAGTTCTTACTGCTGCTCTATGAGTTGTAATAGCTGATGGTACTGCTGTTCCAGCATCTGCTTTTCTAACAACATACCAATCTGTATCTTGTAATATTCCAGCAGCTTGAGCTTTAACTGTTCTAATTAATTTTGTTTTTAATCCTTCTGTTTTAACATCGCCCACATCTTTGCCTGATGGTATTTTACCATCTGTTTTATCTTGTGATGTCCATAAAGTATCTGCATGAGCTTTAGCTGTAGCTGTGCCATAAGTTGATGTTACTTGTCCAACACCATCAGTTATTGTAAAGGCATAAGATGGATTGGTATTGATATACCATTGTTCATCTTTTTTATTACTGTTATCAAATACTACTTCATAAATACTAATAGCTTCTCTTTCAGCTTTACTCCATAAAGTAAATATAGATTTTGGATATTGAATATCTCCAATGGTAACAGCTTGGTTGCCACTAAAGAATTTTGTAATTGATCCTGATTGTACTAATGCAAACATATTTCTCCTATGATAATGTTAAGTTAAGATTTCTACCAACTTCAAGCCATTTAGCTCCGTTATAACGAAACTGAAATAAATCACCTTTTGAGGCAGTTGTTGTAGCTGTAGGTGCTTCATCACCTGAAAATTCAAAGACTGCATTCCAGGCAATAGTCCTACTTCCAGTTCCATCTTGAATACAAAGTATTGAAACAAATTGTCCAGTAGTTGGATTAGTTGGTGCATCAAAGGTTACATTATTTGTTAAAGTTACTTTTGCAACTGGAGATGCTCTGACATCCCAGTCTTGAGTAGCATCAAAAGTTAATGTTGCTTCTTCCATGTAAATAGCACCTGTAATTTTTGTCAAATTATTAGCATCTGCTGATAATACTTTAGATGCAGCACTTGTACCTAATGTTGCAAGATCAGAATAATTTATTTCTGCTGTTGTAACTGTTGCACCATCTAATTTATTTAATTCTGTAGCTGTAGCAGAACATACAACATCTTCATTAATTTTAGGTGATGTTAAAGTTTTATTAGTTAATGTTTTTGTTGAGGCAGATAAATAAGTATCAAATGTGTCAAGAGTTGTTTGACGCATTGTTCCACCATCATTGGTTACAATTCCATCACCAGATGCTACTGCTGTAGTTCCTGCTGATGTATCGCCATCTAATATATTTAATTCTGCTGCTGTTGAAGTAATAGCTGTACCATTAATGGCTAGTTTAGATGTTACAACATTAAATGTTGCATTATCTTCAATTCTTGCAACTTCTGTACCATCCCTTTGTTGAAAAATAATATCTTTAGCATCAACAATAGGTTTGATGATTACATCGCTTGATGAATTTGTAATTTTTAAAACTTCTGTACCACCTGCTTTAAAACTCCAATCGTTTCCAGCAGCATCTAAAACAATATCTCCTTCTGCATCAAGAGTAATATCACCTGAGGTTAATGAATCTATTTCTGCAATTTTTGGAGTAGTTAATGTTTTGTTTGTTAAAGTTTGTGTTCCAGTTAAAGTAACATCCCCAACATTTTGTGGTGTAATTTTTGTAAATGCAATTGAATCTGATCCAAGTGTAGCTGAACTATTAGTTGTGCAAAGCCAAAGAGTATTGTCATTAGTTGTTCCTTGATTAACAACTACAATCTGTCCTGATATTTCTGCTATTGCATCATACTCAGTTGATCTACTAGCTGTTCCACTTGAAACAACTGTGTAAATACCATTTTGACTATCAGTAGATTGGTTTTTAACTAAGACTTGATCTCCTGTAGCTAAAGTTACTCCATCAATTGTATCTCCATTTTGAAGATCAGATGAAAGAGTTACATTGGCAGTTGTAGCCGCTTCAACTATAATTCTAGTTCTAAGTCCTGCAACAGCATTATCTACATAAGTTGTTGCTGCCTTAGCATCTAATTGAGTTTGAATAGCTGAACTAACACCATCTAAATAACCTAATTCTGTATCTGTTACAGCAGATGATGTAAGTTGTTTTGAACCATTTGTAGTCAAAGCTCTACTAGCAGTAAGACCAGAAACAATTACATCATTATTGAATGTAGCTTTTCCAGCTTCACTCATATCTAATGTTAATGCAGTAATTGCACTTCCGCCATCGTTACCTTTAATTAAAACATCTTTATCTGATGTTGTAGATTTAATAACTAAATCTGTTGATGAGTTAGTTACTTCTCCAAATTGAGTACCCCCATCATAAAATTTTATATCTCCACCATCTGCGTCTAAATGAATATCTCCAGGAGCATCTAATGTTACACTTGTTGCTGCATTTAAAACAATATCTAATGCAGTTGTTCCTGCTGCTTTAAGTGTTACATTATCACCATCAGCATCAAAAATAATATCGCCTGATACATCTAATGTGTAATCTCCAGTTATTGCTGTTGTTTCAGGTAATGAAGTATTTGATGCACTAATTACTCCAATGTGTACTGAGGTTATAGCTTCATCTGAAAGAGATCCACTATCCCAAGCAACTGTAACTGTTGTATTAGTTGAAAAAGCAACAGCAGTAATTGATCCATAAATTGTGCCTGGTGTAGATGCTACTACTTTAACTCTACGACCTACATGATAAACAGAAGTTACATTAACTCCTGCAATTGTAAAACTTGTAGAAGATGCGTAAGCTGGTGTGTATGTTCCAGCTCCATCTCCATATTCAATCCATTCAGCAGAATTATAAAACTGCCTAATGTCTGCCATAATATCTCTAAAGGCATTATTAATGTTTGATGGCAACATTCCCTCTGCAACAGATACTGAACCTGTTGAAGTAGCTGAATTGTTTCCTGCTGTTGTATCGTATTTCCCTATATATGATCCTGCCATGTTTCTCCTTAATTCATAAACCAGTTAAAAGCTTTATCGCTTTCGGTATTGTTTTTGTTAATTAAAGCATTAACTGCTTCTTCTATTTGTCTTTGAAAGAACTCTTGTGTTTCCATAGAGTATCTAACATTATCTATATCAATTTTATCACTCATCTTGTTCCTGCCCTTGATGCTACAAAATCAACTCCTTGTGCATGAGTAAATATAGTACCGCTTGGCACTTTAACATTTGCTCTTACATATCTTCCTGATTGTCTTACAGGATTAATTCCACTTGAAGTCATTGATACTGAGCTTGATGCAGATTCTGTATCTGCTAATCTTTCTCTTGTTTTAACTGTTAATGTTGCTGCTGCATCTACAATTGGTCTAACACCTGTAATGTTAGTTCTTAAACCTGGAAATGGTTCAAGTTCTGAAGTTTCAATTTCACATTCATTAGCTGTGCCAGAAAAAATTGCAGCTTTATAATCACTATCAATAGCACCTAATAACATTTGTCCACCAGACCAATAATCTGTATCTAATGCTGCACTAACATTTTCTAAGTTTTGAGATATAATATCCATTAATTCAACAGTATAAGCTCCAACGAATTGTGAGAATATTGTACTTGCACTAGCATCTGCTAATGACCATTTCTTAGTAGCATAATTATAAATAATTATTTTATCGCAAATCCCTGTAGTATTTGATGTGTTGCTTGAAGATGGATATAACCACATCGCTAACTGATTAAATGGATCTACTGCCGCACATATTCTATCTGAATATGCTTTGTTTAAATCTAAATCAAAAAATCTATTAACCTTCTCAACTCCAATAGGCATAATCTGGTCACCATTTATTTGATAGAATCCATCATCTGCATAAAAGAATATTTGTCTATTATCCTGACATACTGTTCTTCCATACATAGCTCCTCTATTTGGAGATATAACTGATAATCTAAATACTGTATTACCACCCACATAGTCCATACGAACTATTTGGTTTTGTCTAAATACATATCCAACCTCACCAGAGGTTATTGCAACTACCTGTCCACCAGAGCCTGGTAAATCTTGACTATCCGATTGGCTTGTTCCTGCTGTCCAAGTAGTAATATCATTAATGCCAGACCATTGTATTCTGTTTGTGGCATTAGTAATATTTCCTGTAACTAAAAAATCCCTAACAACTCCTGAAACTCTAAATACTGG